GTAAGTTATACTCCAGATGTAAACTTTTTAAACTCTAAGATGTTCTTAATGTTAGTGTGTCTCCATCTCAAGTTGTTCATAATCTCTTCAAGCACTTCTACCATCATTTTCTGATAATCGATTTTGCCTGACACTCGAATGATATCTTCATCAGAGTTGTAATACATATCCATATCAGATTTGAGAGGTTTAGTCATTCCATTGAATGGATCATATTGCCAACCAAGCTTATCCATTTCTTCTTTAGTCATCTTACCACTAAAGTACAACCACTTATTCTTACGAAGCTTATTCATCTCCGTTTCGTTTCTCTTTAGTTGCAGCTTAGCAAGTGTAAAGAGCTCTAAGTATTTTGAGTGAAGCTTAGCTGACTTCGTTGTTTCTTCGTCAAGGTTAAGATCATCAATCTTAACATCTTCACTCCACATTTTTAAAATTTCATCAAGTATCATAATATAAAAGTATTTATACTACCTGATTAGTTCGAAATAATCATACCTGAACGACACATTGCTCTGAAGATATTCGATATCACTTGCTTGAGTAGTGAACTCGACACCTCCGAGAGAAACTGGAATCGCATTAACAAACCTGATTTGTCGATTGAGGTTGTTATGACTCGTAAGAATACTCAATATAATATCATTAGTAACTTGAGTATCGCTATCAGCAGTTTCCTTTATCCAATTGAATACTTCATTATAATTATTCATTTTTTCATCAACCGAGAATGTTACTTCAAGAGAATCGAAATTGACTTGATCTCCGCTCACAAATCCTTGTTGATTTTGAAAACTAGAACTTACTTCAGCTAATGACATACTCGGAAGAGAAACTGTTGTAATGAAGTACTCTAAGTTATCGAATTTAGGTGATTCGATCGATAGCTTAAATCCTGTCGGAGATAAGAAGTTAAAATTATTAGTTAGGCTCATGTCTATATTTATACAAAAAAAGTGGAGACCCCGAAGGATCTCCACTTAAGATTTAAACTAGATCAATTATCCAGCAACATTGATGTCAGTTACCAAGAACCTACGGAAGTAATCATTCGATGCATCAACACCAACACCGGTAGCTGTACCGACGAATGGATTTTGTTGCATACCGTAACGAGTCTTGAAAGCAACCTTCGGTTGGAATGTGCTTTCATCAACTGCACGAACCATAGTGAGTGGTACGTATGGGCAGTAGAAGAGACCAGCATCGTATGCGTTAGTGCCACGATAGCCAACTGTTACATAATCAGGACCTGCATAAGGATCAACATATACCTTCATGCGACCATTAAGAACACCTGCGAAGGTGTTACCAGTTGCGTCAACTTGAAGATTGGTTGCGAGAGCAGGAGCATAATCCAAAACGCCGGCAGCTGCAAGAGCAGAAGCAACGTTAGAAGAGCAGATAACGAAGTTACCTTTACCACGACGAGTGGTAAGTGCAATCTTGTTAGCTTCAACTTCGATTTGGAACAACAAGCTCTTGAACTTTTCAACAGCCCAACGGCCATCAGCATCAGCGCTAAGGCTGAATGTACCAGGAGCTGTGGCAGCAGCAGCACCAACGATAGCTTTAGCATTGATTGTGTTGATAACTTCGCGATTGATTTCCGCAAGGATTTCAGTCGAGAGGATGTTAGCAAGCTCAGATTCAGCATCCAAGTTATGGATAGCCTTCAGATCTTGAGCAAGCTCCATTGTGTATTCAGCTTTAAGACCACGTGTCTTAGCTTCAACAACAGCTTTTTCGATTGTGAAACCCATGTCACCGAAAGCAGCACCAGTTCCACCAAGAGTTTCACCAGCTGCAGTAGAAGCAGGACCAGAGAAAGCTGTATCAGGCTCGGCGAGACCGAGAGCTTCGAGATCACCAGTAGTGATTAGTGGGTTTTGTGGAGATGCATCTGTACCGTTGTAACGTGCCTTCATCGCGAAGATGAGACCAGTTGGACCGGACATCGGCTGAACACCTGCTACATCATAAGCGATGAGGTTAGGCATTGCACGACGTACAAGTGAGATAAGAACTGGATCGAAGTTAGAAACTGCACCAGTTGTTTGATTGTTCTCGTTAAGGTTACCGTACTGAGCGCGCTCTGCTTTAAGAGCTACTTCAGTGTTTTCGAGAAGCTTAGCGGTAACAGCCTTTTTGTAGCTGTCTGTGATAGGAGCGGCGTCAGCATGTTCTAGTACTGGGGCCCACTTTTTGATATCTTGTTCTGCGTTAAACATATTATTTGTTTTCTATTTGTTGGTTTTTGGTGGTATGAATCACCGTTAATTTACTTGATTTGACTTGTGATTGCTGAGAGGTATGACTTCATGTCTGATGTCAATTCTACTTGAGAATCAACTTGACCTTCAACAATGATTTCTGACTTTGAATTATTTTCTTCAAGGACGATTTCTTCTGACTTAGAATTAGAAGCGAACATCGAAGATTTGATTGTTGCAACCTTCTCAGCAAAAACTGATTCAGATACAAACTCAACTTCTTCGGTGAGTGCTTCAAGCTTTGCTACTTGAGTAGCTGCAAGATCTGAAGATTGTTCAGAAAGAATGTTCTTACGTGAAAGTACTTCTACCTTTTCTTGAAGCTCTACAGTAGTGCTTTCAGATAGGGTAAGTGCATCTTTTACTTCTTGAACTTCTTCCGACATTTCGTCGAAGAGATCTACTTTGCATTCAGGAACTTCGATGTAATTCTCAACAAACAATTGCTTGAGAGAACCGATGAAACCTTCAGCAATATCTGTACGAAGCTTAGAGTCAACAGCGACTTGATTATCTTCTACCCACGACTCAACCACATAACTGAGGTAATCATCGATCTTGGTGATAAGACTTTCACGTACTTCTGTAACTTCTTCTACAAGGTCATTCGCATACTCTTCAGCAAGACGTTCCCTTTCGGCAACAACTTTTTGAGAGACAGCAGCTTCAAACAATGTTGATGCTTTAGCCTTGAAGTCTTCGGTTAGATTAGCTTCACTTTGGATAAGGATGGACAAATCTTCGTTTACAACAGATTCTTCCATTTCTTCCTCTTCTTCAGATTCGTCCTCTTCGGACTCTTCTTTATCAGATTCTTCCTTTTTAGCTTCATTCGTAGGTTTCTGTGATACAATAACACTTTCTTCTACTTCTTCTTCTTCTTCCTCTTCGGAATCTTCTTCGTCAGATTCTTCCTTTTTAGGTTTAGCAGCTTCTTCCATTTCTTCCTCTTCTTCAGATTCGTCCTCTTCGGACTCTTCTTCATCAGATTCTGTTTTGGACTTCTTGCCTTCACCTAGGAGAATACCTTCGATTGTCTCAGAATAGCCTTGTTGTTCAGTAACTTCTTCGGCAGATGTATCCTGCACAAGCTCCTGATCTTCAAGCAAAGCTTCTTCTGTGATGTCTTCTATAATATCTTCGGACATAATTTGTAACTTTCTTTTATTAGATTAGAGATTGGAGAGGAAATCTTGCCAAATACGTTCTTGAGCCTCACTTAGACGCCCCGAAGATACTCTTTTGATTTCTGTCTCATAACTTTCAATTTGCTGAGGCTTCAGAAGACCATTGTCCCATATCCATTCTACACCTTCCATAATACCTTCAACGAAGGCAGATGGTGCAGAGGGATCTTGAACAATATCAATTGTATTAAGAATAAAATCATTCTTAACATATGACTTATTTTCTCTTCTCTCAACAGTACCCATACCACGACTTGAAACACCTAACTTACACCCGCCTTCGACGAGACCTTTCACGATTTTACCCATTGGCGTGTCTAGTATCAGTGCCTTCCCAACGACATCATTACCGTTCCAATTAAGTTCGGTGATGCGATGTGAAACTTTATCAAGGTTAATCTGTGGACCTTCAGGGTGATTTAACTCACCAACTGCTCGTCCAGTACTAACCTGCTCCTTTACGTATTTGGCACATGCCTCAGTTAATACGTTTTTAGGATAAATTCTATTATTGCGGTTTTCCTTTTCCGCTTGCATGAATACACCTTCGATATAGACTTTCTTTTCGCCCTTACCGTTTGCTTCTGTGATGTATTCGACTTGATCTAAATGCTCTGTAATTAATTTCATATTACGATCTTGATTGTTGAATTTGTTGACCTAATTGAAAGAGATGAAAATCAGCTGTTCCCTTTTTGTAGGTGTTCTTCTTCTTAGGATTGTCTTCTCCGTCCTGATATGCCTTATTTCGAACAAGAGCTTTAGTTAAAGTACCGCTGTCGTATATCTTACCAAGCAGATCATCAACATCGCTGTCTGAAATTTTAGTTTCTCCACCATTCAAAAAGTCTTTTGCACTAAGCGCTTCTTCTAGTTCAACCGCTTCACTTACTCCTTGAGAGTTGAATACCGTTGATGTAAGATTGACCTTACGAATATCGTACGCTTGTTGAATCTTTTCACCCATAGCATCTTGAAATGCTTGCTGTACGCCTTCTGCACTGTTAGTGACAAGCGCGTTAAAGAGTTTTTCTGTTTGTTCCATATAGTGTATATTTATAATAGTTTACGCTTCGACAAAGGATATATTTTAAAGGTCGAAATCGTCTTCTCCTTCGCCTTCTTCAGGTGCTTCTTTTGCGATTTCAGCATCGATTCTTTCGATATCTTCATCAGACTGCTTAAGAATGTTATTACGAATCCATTTAGTAGAATAGTATTTGCCAACATTCTCGCCTAACAGATCAAGCATTTCAATTCTAGCTGTAAGAATTTCAGATTCTTTCAATTCAGCGAAGTAGTTATCTTCGATAAAGCTAACCGCTATATCACTCGCAAAGTCTTCCCATTCATCTTTTCCAATAACTCCCTTCAAGATCAACTGAACCTTCAGCGCTTCAAGCAATATAGAAGAGAACTTCTTACGAATACGATCAACAAACTTCTGAAACTTTACTTCATCTCGAGTGATCTCAGAAGATCTGCCAAGACTGAATGATGTTTCAGAATCTAATCGAGAAACTGGAACATTGAGAGTCTTATACAACTTCCGTTGGAAGAAAACAATATCATCAATCTGTCCTAAGTTTTCTCCGCCTGGAAGAGTAGTGATTTCAGTTCCTCTTCCACCTTCACGTCGAGGCAACCAAAAATCTTCAAGCATCGACATGTGTCGACGATCATCTTTAATGTCTCCTGTAGCTGCATCGTATACAAGCTTATTACGATACTTACTCATAATGCTTTGTACATATTCTTCAGCTTTACCCTTTGGCAAATTACCAACATCGATATAGAAGATACGTCTCTCAGGAGCACGAGCTACACGATACATAACCAACGAATCTTCCATCATTCGAAGTTGATTCACTGGCTTTAGCGCTTTATGTAGATAAGAAACTACTCGCTGTTGTGATTCATCTAAAAGACCTGAAGTTACATTAATGACTGCTTCCTTCGCAATCTTCACTCCAGATATTTCTTTTCCGCCAGCTTCAGATTGTGCATTAATCGTAACTCCAGTATTTGAATACTGTTCTGAGTAGATATAATACTCATTTACAACCTTCTGTATAGTAGCATTTGTCTTAGTATCTGTTTCAGTCTGTACTTCCTTTACCTTCTTCATAAAGGTAGATTCGATTGGACGTATTTCTAAAATTCCTCTTTTTGGACTCTTTTCATCGATTATGATATGAAAATATATTCTTCCATCGATATACCATTGCCGAAACATCTGTTCAGCATTCCTATTAAATTTATAAAGCGATAGTATGTTGTCGAATTCCTCGGCAATCTTCTTTTTAATACTATCTGGTTGGTCGAGATCATTTAGTGTAATCTCGGCCGGACTTCCTGTTGTTCTCGATGCAATCGCTGCATCAACAATATCGCTCACAGCTGAGTCACACTCAGGCTGCCGCGCTGCTTCTCTGTACTTAATGATCAAGTCTTGATCGTTCGATGAAGCTGAACCATCTAAATCGACATATTGCCCATAATATCCACCAGCTGCAACTGTAGAAGAAACACCGTCTTCTTCAGGTTTTGGTGCAAAGGACTTAATGTCTTTCTCTGCATCTCTCTTCGATGTGAGCCTCTTTGTGATTTGATAACCAAATAATTCCATAATGTTATTTATACAATAAATCCTGCTTAGGGATCGGACCTAAACAGGATGCTTATTAAGTTTTAGCTTGTTGTACCAGACTCCCAGTACTGATAAGCCAATTCAACTGTGAACTCTTCGATAGCATCATTGCTGTCAAAGCTAAGATCAATCGCTGCAACATTCACTGGGAATGCTCCGCGGATTGTATAACTCTTTGTGACATTATCTGCTTTGTCGAGTTGATCGATAGTCATATCCACCTGATAATCAGTTGGTGTAGAGATACCGACGTTTTCTGTATGCTCATTCATGCCGTTCATCCAACGCTCGAATGCATTTCTTACATCCATTGCAGCGTCGTTAAGAACAGTGATTGTCCAGTTTTCGAATGTACGATCGCCTGCAATCTTAAGTTGGCGACCACGATAGGGAACATCAATCTGTGCGATTGTGCTACCTGGTAATTGTGCACCTTTCACTAGGAAAGATGTGAGTTCAGTGTTACCTCCTGCATATGCAGGAAAGTTAACCGTTGCTCTAAAGAGATTGGGCCTTGCCCCTCCTCCGATTAGTTTTGCTTTAAAATCATCTACGTTAGCCATAATAGTTTTCCTTTCTTTATTTAATTATTTTCCAACGATCTCTGAGAATTCAACACCAGTACGAGTGGCGATGAAGTTCAGTGTAATGAAGTTAATCGATCTTGCAGGCTTGATATAGATATCAGCTACGAATCGATTAGTGTCAATCACTTCTCCAGTGTTATTTGTTTCATCACAAACAACCAAGAAGTCAGTAACACCACGACGACCTTTAATGTCCCGAAGGAAAGGCTCTGTCATGTTTCTAAACATTGCACGTGTGAATTGATCATTGAGTTCGAACAACTGATACTTAGCAGCAGTTGCGATCGCTTTCTCGAGAACGATAAACAATCTACGAACATTGATTCTATCAAAGGCAGATGGTTTAGCTTGCGCTGTCTTATCACCGAAAAGGATTGTACCTTGTCCAGGGAAAGAAACGATTGGATTAATACGAGCCTTATAGAGTTCATCTCTTTCGGCTTGTTTTGGATTGTAAGCTAGTTTTGTAATACCTAGAAGTTGTCCACGATTATATCCAGCAGGTGAGAACCAAGGTTCTGCAACATCATCTGTGTTAGCGCAAAGACCAGCAACATGTCCACAAGCTGGGATATAAAGATACTTATCAGCATACTTATTGTATGTGTAAATAGCAGTTGAATCTAATACAGCGTATGATGTTGAAGTAA